GCTGGTATGCCCCTGCCCAATTTCTGCATCGCACAGGAACGCAGGTGGCGGCTGCGCAACCATTGGTCGCAGATGCGACGACTGTCGTAAAGAATATTGGATGCAGGAGGTGGAGTGATGGAACGACTGACGAAGCGCGACACCGATGGACAGGCAATGATGGACTGCCAGAAGTGCGAAGCGGATTGGATGGGTAAGCATGGTAAGCCGATGGCTGACTGCACTGCACTGTATTGCCGCAATCGTTTGTTAGACCGGCTGGGGGAATACGAGGACACGTGGATGGAACCAGAGGAAATCACGGCAATGCAGCACACATTGGATGAGTACCACAAGGTAGCTGACCCATTGCTAAGGGCACAGGCTGACGGGCGGTTGGTGGTGCTGCCATTTACCAGTGGGCGCACTTTGCTATCCAAGGACATTGACAGTCCGCGACTTATGAAGGATGTAGAGCTTGCAATTAGCTATTGTAGCAGTTGCGGAATTGTGTTTCACATGGGTTACGATGTGTTCTGCGATCTGGTGAAACATGGGAGAATTACTGCGGTAAGCGAGGAGGCGGAGAAAGCATTGGAGGCGATGAATAATGGCTGAATATCATGTTGGATGCGGCGCATTTGGGATTTACGCGGGTACACTAAACAGTAAGAACAAGAACCTATGGCAGAACAAAACGGAGTGCACCGATGAAGCCTTATGTGCTGTGCGCGACTATTTAATACAGGAATGTCTTGGTGGTCTGCACGGTGACAAGTCCTCTGGCGGCTATGAGTGGACGTTAAAAGACGGGAGAGTTGCCAAACTGCTTGTGGCGATTGAGAACGGAGGTGACAACGATGCCTGATTGTAAGGCGTGTGGAAAGTGGTTTGCTACAATGGAGCAGTGCGAGTTGTGCCCGACTTGCGAAAGAGCGTTAGAACGACTGCGCAACTACGCTGCCCCGGTGGTGCACGGGCGGTGGGAATACATCCAGCAAACGCTTAACACGCTCAGTCAGCTTAGGTGTTCGTTTTGTGGGTGGTGGTCTCTTGACCCGTCTATTGATGGTGCCTACAACTACTGCCCCAACTGCGGGGCAAAGATGGACGGAGGTGACGGCGATGCGGCTGATTGACGTTGATGAAGCATTGAGACTGTTTGACGAAGAATACAAGGAAACGAACGAATTGATACACAACGGTGAAACTCATCTTGATAATCTTGCCGAGGGATTTGCAGAAGCATATCACATAATCAAGTATGATCTTCCAACCGTTGACGCTGTGGAAGTGGTGCGGTGCAAGGACTGCAAGTACAGTTGCAAAGATGGAAATGGACGTTCCTGCGAAGGCTATTGGTATGAGCTGAGCGAGTACGATGTCACAGTAAAGGACGATGACTTTTGCAGCTACGGAGAAGGGAAGGACTATGATTAAAGACAGCGGAGAAAGAACAAAGTTTCCAAGCGGAGCACTCCGGGATATGCACACGGGCAAGGGACGGATGGATTTGCTCCCTTGGTTGGCTATCATGGAAGTGTCGAAGCACTGCGAGGCGGGTGCTTTGAAATACGGGGAGCATAATGTCGATAAAGGAATCCCAACCCACAGTCTGTTAGATTCCGCCATTCGCCACGCAGCAAAATATTTGGCGGGCTATGTAGATGAGCCGCACCTTGTAGCTGCGGCGTGGAACCTACTGTGGGCGATCGAGATGGAGATTGTCCATCCTGAATGCGTGGACACTCCGTGGAGGGCAGCCGATGGCGAATAAAGACGCAATGCTGGAAGCCTTGGAGGAAATCGAGAACGGTATGTGCCGCATTAAGGAGCGACGGAGCATTTGGCAGAATAGCCTTGTATATGCACTCTGCCAAGCTGTGCGGCTGCTTCTGATGGACAAGATCAAGGAGGGACGGAAATGAGAATTGACGGCAAAACCCTGCCCAACAACCCCATGAAAGCGTACCAGCAGGGAAAGCTGATAGGGACAAAGCAGAATATGGATTTGGTATCCGAAGTGCTGCTTACAAAGTTTGGATTCCATGTGCTGGAGGAAACGCCGGACAGTCACGATACCATGAGCATTGAGTATCTGCAAAAGTGCCTTGTGAAGCTGGTGAATGCAAAGAACAGCGGCTATGTGACCAAGAAAGACATTGCGGACGCTCTGCGGAGCGACTACAAACTAATCAACAACGCAGAGTGAGGAGGCGGGCATGAGCCGAAAACAAACACTGCCGTATGATGTGCGGCTTGAGTGCATCGCCTATGTCAGAGGTTATCCTCGGAGAGTACAGGCATACAACGATGCGCGGAGAGAGATACTGAGCGGCGGAAGCAGTGCAACGGAGGGAATGCCCCGCTCTCCAGGCATTGGTAGGCCGTCCGAAAGCAAGGCGGAGCAGCTTGCCGCAATAGAAAACTGGCCGGAAACCAAGAAAATGCGGGCAGTGGAATACGCCATAGATCGATGTGGGCGGGATTTGGAGAGTGAGAGCATCCGCAAACAGCTTACACAGGGGATCATGCGCAACTGTCAGGGCAAGCACAAGTATTCCCGCAACAAGATTGTTGTTCCGGGGATAAGCGAAGCAACATTCCGCCGGAGAAAAGAAAGATTCCTGTTCGACATTGCTACATATTGTGGTTTCGCAGGAAAAGATGAGCCAAATTCCACCTAATGATGTGCTACAATAGGTACAGTGGATGATAAGGCATAGTCATCCACCCGTCTTTCCACTCAACCCGTTTCCTCCATCTTATGCGCCGCCGGTATTGGGCGCACCTTTTGGCACCGAAAGGTCATACCGGCACAAACAGCCTGTAGGGAAACCTACGGGCTGTTGTTATATGCCGTGCGCTCGTTGCACCCCGCGATCAGGGGCGGGAGGTCGCACCTCCCACACGGCACAAATATATGCGGGCGGAAGCTGGGAGGAATCAACTCCGATAGTAAAATTTCGGGTTCGCAGGTTCGAATCCTGTCGCCTGCACAAGAGGCCGGGTAGCACCCGGACACTGTGAGACCGTTGTCGTCATGGCTCACATGAAAATGACAATGCTTGCTGAAAACTGCGCGTGAGGATGCGTCCTCCTTGCCATGACCGAACAGCGGCGCTTGAGATGCTTGCGGGGCCTCAAGCGGGCATGAGCGTGTGACAATCTAAGCGGGAAGACGGCCAATATGCGGCATAGGTGCCCCGTAAGGGGAGACCACAGCGAGTGACGGGGACTTTCCCTGAAGCGCTAAAGCAGGGCAGGACTGCAATGCCGCACCAACCACACAAGCGGGCGAGGAAGCGCGAGAAGTTAAGTACACACAAGCTGTGGCCACAGCGGCGGACAGTTAATCCGCAAAAACAGTGTGCGGCTGATGAAAAGGCGCGGCGCGGTGTGGTGCCAAAATAACTGTGTAACCCATGTTTGAGAGCTTCCAGAAGGCCGCATGGGAGGGGAAAGACTGTTACTGTAGCCAAGGGGTGGGGGCTGGTGACAAACAAGGAGGGTTTACATGGAGGATATTTCGAAGCTTCCGTATGCTGCATGGCTGGAAGAAGCCATAGAAACAGTTGTAGGTGTATCGCCAAAATCGATCTGTATTGCAGCAACGGCGCATGATGGAACGACATTCACAGGGTATTACAATGCTGATGCGCAAGATAAGGCTGTGTTTTCGCACCACATCCAAAGCGATGTAACGATGGATATCATCAGGAATAATGCCGACATGATTAAATCCATATTATCCGAGGCAGGAGATGAACAGGAGTGATACATAATGGCAACAAAGAAATCTACTGCCATTGCAAAAACAAAGGATAACCGACCGGAGACCGGCAGAGGCGGCAAAAGGAACTTTCCTTCCTGCCTCCCTGACCTCAGTAGCGATGAAGATAGAGCGCTTGTATCTCAGCTCCTTACAGAGGTGCTTGTAGAGTATAGACAACCAAAGGTAAAGAGTGACGAAGAACTCAAGGAGAGAATAAACGACTATTACGCGCGCTGCGCACAGACAGGGCAGACACCAACAGTAGAGGAACTATTCCTGTCTACCGGCTACGCAATTAGCACAGTTAAGGACTGGGAATACGGGAGACGCAAGGGATTTAGCCCCGAAACAGCGGCCATAATTAAAAAAGCTAAGGGTTTTATGCAGACTTTTGACGCAAAACTTGTGGTTTCCGGGAAGCTAAATTTCCTTGCCTATTGCTTCCGTGCCAAGAACTATTACGGCATGGTGGACAAGCAGGAGATGGTTTTGACACCGAACCAACCGCAGATTGAGGGCCTGACTCCCGAACAGCTCCAGCAGAAGTACATCGAAGCCAGCGACTTTGATGCAAAATGAGCCGAAACCGAGCGACTTTTGCACGACTTTCCGTTAATTTTGGGAAAGTGGGCAAGAAAAATCCCGCCTTTATACACGGAATCTTGTAAACGACTATGATTTTGGGGTAAATAAGCGACTTTGGCGCAGGCGCATGCGACTTTCACAGCGACTATGCCAGCGACTTTCCCGGAGCGCCACGCACGGCGAAGCAGCCGCCGGAGACCCCAGGCCGACACCGCCGGAGCAGGGGACAGTCACCGACAAGGCCACAGGGGAACAAGGACGGCGGCAAGCTGGCAGCGCAAGCGGTAAGCCACGGAGCATGGGACAACGCCACGCCATAAGGCCATAAACAACGGCCACAGGACAAGCAGGACGGCGGCGGTATAGGGGATAGCCCCAAACATTAAAACGCCTTACAGGTGCGTTAAAATGGCAAATAAGGCATATGACAGAAAAGCCCCCGGAATACACCGAGAGCAAATGAAAACCCCGCACAGCTTGCGCCATGCGGGGCGGTGGTCATTTCTGGAGTTTGGCCAGATCGAAAAGCAGAAGAATAGGCTGCAACAGGATATACAACAGGATCACGGGCGGCACCTCCTTTCATGCCGATTGTAGCACGGCTGGCCGTGTGCGTCAATTGTCAATGCGGTACGGAATGCCGTTGACGATGCGGGCGTACTCCCGCCCGTTGATGCTGCCGGAGATGCGGCGGTCCTCGCTGATCCACCAAATAACGTCAGGGTCATATGCCCAGTTGATCCAGTACTCGGCCCCCCGGTATACGATGTGGGCACCGCTGTGCCTCATGTAGTCGATGTTGCCGATAATGTGCTCGCCGGTGATCCGCTGCGGTAATATGCGCGTCATGGTGTCGCCCTCCTCATGCAAACGTAAATCTGCGGGTTGTTGTCGTCTTGGTGTAACGGGCTGCCACCTCCGGCATATCTCGCTTGATGGCGGCGGTGTCCACCCTGGAGGATGTAACCGCCTTATAGGTGGCCTTGTGTTCTGACCCCGCCAGGGATTCCACCCCGGCGGCGGTCATGCGCTCTTTTAGCTGGTCTTTGAGGCTTTCCACCATTGCGGCGGCTTCCTCCTGCATCCGGATATACTCCGCAAGCTCTCTCATAATGCAGTCAATGTTCATGTTATGCCCTCCGTTCATAGTAATTTTCCCATGTGCGAACCCTGCACCACCTGGAAAGACCGGCGGCGAACCCGTCCCGCTCGGTAGCGGACGGAAAACAACGGGTGTATGTGGATTCCCCCTCACGGGGCGACCACGACACATAAAACATCATATAACCCATGATATAGCCCCCCTTAAAACAAGATAAACAGATTCGAGCAACGCCCGATAATGGCGTATAACTGCCCGGTTTCGGTGTCCTCGACGAGCCCGCCGTTAATACCATACACGCCGGAAGAATAGCCCACCTTTTCAAGCCTGCGTAGCGTGTAAATATACTCGCTTGGCTTGTTGGTGTAATCCTCAGCCACTCCGAGCCGCACAAGCTCCAGAAGTTCCCTTTGCTTATACTTCCTCATTGCTGCACCTCCTGGGCGGACCGGAGCGCCTTATATACGCGGTTAGCCGCCTGAAACAGTGCGCGGGCTTGAGTGTCTAACCACTCTTCCCGGCTGTTGGGTCTGCGCTCCCCGTTGCGGGTGCGCTTGAGTTCGGACGGGCAGCACAGGCGCGCGGCAATGTCGCCGTTGTAGATCAGGGAGCATCCCCCCCAGCTGTAGGCGCTCCAATCGTCCGCGCCGTTTAACAGGGCCTTGCGAAGCACGCGCGGGGCCAACAGGTCATCCGCGTCGATGTAACCGCCCTCGGCGGCTTCTGCAAGCTGTTCTACCATCTCAAGGGCGTACACGGTAACGCCCTTATCCCATGCGCTGCGGTCCTTGCGCTGCTCCAGTGTCTGCGCTGCCTTTGCAAGTACTGTTGTATAATCCATTGTATTACCTCCCGGCCCTATGGCCTTATCTCTTGCCAACGGCTGCCGGATGTGGTATACTCTCCGTGCTGGCCTGTTGGCTGGTGTGGGGGGAGCGTATCCGCGTTGCTTGACCGGCGGCGGGTGCGCTCCTCTGATGTACGGATACCATTATATCAGATTATATGTAATTGTCAATAGCAAAATCATGATTTTGCGTAATTTACAGAGATCAGGCCACGCGCTACATGACCGGGGCGGGGGATATAGAGTGCGGGAGCGGGGCCGGGTAAGCCCCAAAATGCCCGCAAAAAATAAAAGAGAAAAAACAAAAAGGCGGCTTGACATTTACGCTTACTGTGTGATACAATAACCGTAGAAACCAATCCAGTTTTGGATTGACTCCAAAGGAGGAGAGCCGTATGAAAAACGTGGTTGCATATATCCGCGTGAGCACAGACGGGCAAACCGGAGAAGATAAGTTTGGTCTGGACGTGCAACGCGAACAGATAGAGGAATACTGCCGCAAGAACGACATGAACATCGTGCGTTGGTTTTCCGACGAGGGAGAGAGCGGCGCAAAGTACCGCCCCGGGTTCGACGAGATCGTTTACGGAGAAGTGAACAACCCCCCTTACGAAGCTGTCGTAGTTGCGAAATCTGACCGAGTGGCCAGAGACATCAACATATACTTTTACTACCAGGGCGCACTGTTGCGCAAAGGCATTGAGCTAATCAGCATCTGCGAGGACTTCGGGCAATTCGGTGTATTTGCCGGGATGCTCAAGGCGTTCACCCTGACGTGCGCCGAAATGGAGAGAGACAACATCAACAAGCGCACGAGCGCTGGTAGAGCAGTTAAAGCCTCCCGTGGCGGCTATTCTGGCGGTCGAGCACCTATGGGGTATGAAGTTCGAGGTGGTGCGCTCTGCATCAACGAGAAAGAAGCGGCTGTTGTCCGGCGAGTATTTGAGCTTCGGGACGGCGGCGTGACGCTTAATGGAATCGTGGACAGCCTTAACAAGGACGGGTATACCACCCGGAACGGGAAGCCGTTCGTTATCAGCACGGTGCAAAGTATCGTGAACAACCGGAAAACCTACGAGGGATTTTACCGGTACGGTAAAAACAAGGAATGGGTCAAGGGGCAGCATGAGCCTATTTTGCACCCCGAAGAAAGGGGGCGAGTTGGATGAAGGTTGGATTTATTCGCGTCTCCACAGAAGATCAGAACACAATTCGGCAAGAAATCCTAATGAAGCAGCTTGGGGTAGAGCGAGTATATATTGAAATAGCGAGTGGCAAGAGCCGCACAGGCAGGCCGCAGCTGGAGGCGATGATGGATTTCGTCCGAGAGGGCGATGTGGTCATTGTTGAAAGCATCAGCCGCTTTGCCAGAAGCACGAGGGACTTGTTGACGCTGGTAGAGCAGCTCACAGAAAAAGGTGTGGGCTTTGTATCGCAGAAGGAATCCATTGACACGAATACGCCGCAGGGCAAGTTCATGCTCACGGTGTTTGGTGCAATGGCAGAGCTGGAACGGGAGCAGACCTTACAGCGGCAGAGAGAAGGAATTGCGGCTGCAAAAGCGGCTGGCAAGTACAAAGGCCGCCAGCCGATAGCAATCAGCGATGATCTGCTTAAAACGGTGCATGAGCAGTGGTACAATAACGAAATTACCACGGCCTATGCGGTTAAGCGACTGGGTGTAAGCCGGAATACCTTTTACCGCCGGATGTGGGACTACGAGGATTCCGCAGGGATTCCGAGACGTCGTTGAGGGGGAGAAAGAACCATGAAAAAGAGCAATGCGAAGCCCGCTGACAAGAAGATGATAATCGTTTTTGTCATTCTGATGATTGCTATTATAGCTTTTGCAACCAGTAGCAAGAGCGGCGAACAGGCGCCTGCCGAAGAAGACCAGTACACCCCCGCAAGCTTCGAGGAGATTTACCAGGCTTACAAAGATAACGAGTTTGTGGCAGATGACCTATACAAAGGCAGACGGTATGAGGTAACCGCCACAATCAACGGGATGGAAACCGGTGGGCTTATGAACATGACCGGCGGGGCGACCTTGACGATGGAAAAGAAGATTGGGAATACAATCGTTGTATTTCTTGCTGAATTTGAGCGAGACCAAGAGGAAAACTTGAAAAACATTAAAGTCGGAGACGAAATCACATTTGAGGGGACTTGTTATAGCGCAGGTTCTTGGTCAGATTGTGAACTTGTAAACTAACTTTGCACAAAACCAAATAGAATGGACTACCGATTATTCGGCAGTCCATTTTTTATTGCAGGAGGACAAATGGATTATCGGAAGATTGCGGAGAGCATCAAAAACCGCATAGAGAAAACGCATGACCGAGAAGCCTACAAGGATTTGCTGGCGTTGTGCATTGGGTACGAAGCGGAAGATTTTGCTGCGGCGCACCAGTTAAATTCCGAAGTCCGAAAGATGACCTCCGAAGCACTTCGCAACGGAAACCCAAAAGACGCGGAGTATTTCTACACGCTGCATAAGCAATCCATGCTGTTTGATGCGCCGCATGATTTCGATACCTTCTTGCTGTATGTGGAGATGGACAGAAAGCCGGAGAAGCGGTTTTATGCTCCACGCAGGCGGTATCTAAGACCTATTGTGCAGGGGTATCAAGATGTGCTTGACGGCAAGTTAAGGCTGCTGACCATTTCTCTGCCGAAAAGAGCCGGGAAAAGCCAGCTCGGAATCAATTTCATCAACATGATTTCCGGCAGAAACCCGGATAAATCGTCCCTTATGGAAGGCACGGGCGATGACCTTGTGCGGAGCTTCTACAACGGCTGTCTGGAGTATCTGCAAACGCCCAACGAGTATTTGTTCTACGATGTGTTTCCGGATGCTCCCTTGGTGCAGACCAACGCAGACACGAAAATCATCAATCTGCGTTCAAAATCTCGATTCCCTACGGTCATGTGCCGGTCGATTGACGCGCGGCAAGTGGGTTTGTCGGAGGCAACCAATGTCCTGTACTTGGATGACTGCGTGGAGGGCAGAGAGGAAGCGAAAAACCGTCAACGGCTGGATGATAAGTGGGAAGTAATTTCCGGCGATATTTTAGGTCGTGCCATTGAGGGTACGCCTATTGTGGCCACCGGGACGAGATATTCCCTGTATGACCCCATAGGGCATTTACAGGAAGAAGCACAAAAAGGCGGCTGGACATGGAAAGCCATTGAAATCCCCGCCCTTGACCTGATTACAGACGAAAGCAATTATGAGTATGAGCGGGAGGGGAAAAAAGTTTTTACCACCGCTTATTTCCGTGAGCAGAGAGAGCTTCTGAGTGCGGAACAGTTTGAAAGCGAATTTCAGCAGCAGCCTTTTGAAGCAAAGGGGCTGCTTTTCAATAAGTCGGAGCTGAACTATTTCTTTGAACTGCCGGTAGATCGTGACCCGGATGCAATCATTGCCGTGGCAGACACCGCAGAAAGCGGGAAAGACAGCACGGCCATGCCTGTTGCGGATTTATACGGAGAGGAAGTCTACATCGTGGATGTGGTGTACGATGATTCTCCCGCAGAGGTCACAAAGCCGGAATGCGCAAAGTGCCTGATTGATAACAAAGTGGGCGATGCGCTGTTTGAATCCAACAATGCAGGTATGTATTTTGCAAGAGATGTTGCGGAGCTTGTGAAAAACGCAGGATTCAACACCAGCATACGGACAAAAAGGACGATTTCCAACAAGCAGACAAGAATTGAGTTTGCATCAGACGGAATCAAGAAACATTTCTACTTCAAGCATCCGTCAACATACAAGCGAGGGTGTCAATACTGGGGATTCATGCAGGAAGTGACCACCTATGTCAGAAGCGGAAAGGTGGCACACGATGACGCTCCCGATTCTCTATCGCTGCTGGAAAACGAGATCAGAAACCGTATCAGCGGCAAGATTGAAATATTCAAAAGACCGTTCTAAGAGGTGATGATATTGAGACAGATGTTTGGTAGAAAGGTCATTTATTCCGATGTTACCGAGGTAAACGAGGGCAATATTGCAAATATTTTGCAAAAGGCAATGGTTATCCACACCGCAAACCGGGCAGACATGGAATATTTATACAGGTACTATAAAGGCGATCAGCCTATCCTTGCGAGAGTAAAGGATGTACGCCCGGAGATCAACAACAAGATTGTCGAAAACCGGGCAAACGAGATCGTGTCCTTCAAGGTCGGCTACTTGATGGGAGAGCCTGTACAGTATGTCAGCAGGATAGCCGATGAAAAAGCGGCTGAAATGGTGACAAAACTGAACGATTATGTTTTGTCCGAGGACAAACCGGCAAAGGATAAGGAACTGGCAGACTGGTTCCACATCTGCGGAACGGCTTATCGCATGGTCATGCCGGACACACCGGAAGATGAAGATGAAGCCCCGTTTGAGATTTATACCCTTGACCCCCGGTTTTGCTTTGTGGTGTATTCCGTGCAGCTGGGAAATCCTCCCCTTATGGCGGTCAAGTATGTCAAAATGGAAGATGGGACAGTCGTTTTCAGCTGTTACACAAAAGACCACTTCTACGAGGTGACCGACACATGGAAAATCACCAGAAGTGAGCCGCAGATTTTGGGAATCCCCATCATCGAGTACCCGGCAAACCGGGCAAGACTTGGCGCATTTGAAATCGTACTGAATCTGCTGGATGCAATCAACAATGTGGAATCCAATCGCATGGATGGCGTGGAGCAGTTCGTGCAGTCCTTGCTTCTGTTCCATAATGTGCGTATTTCCGAAGAACAATATTCTGCACTGCGGCAGGATGGAGCGATTCAGTTTGAGGATATTGACCCGCAGAAGAAAGCGGAGATCAAAAACCTTGTCACGGAGCTGAACCAGACGCAGACACAGACCCTTGCGGACAATCTGTATAACACAGTGCTGACTATTTGCGGGATGCCCAATAGAAACGGCGGTTCTTCCACCTCTGACACCGGGTCTGCGGTCATTATGCGTGACGGCTGGTCTGCGGCAGAAGCAAGGGCAAAAGATTCCGAGCTGGTATTCAAGCGTTCCGAAAAAGAGTTTCTGAAAGTGCTTTTGCGGATTTGCAATGACTTGAGCGACTTGTCTTTGAAACTGTCCGCAATCGAAATCAGATTTACCCGGCGGAATTATGAGAACATTTCCGAAAAGGCAAATGTGCTGGTTACCATGCTGGGCAACGGAAAAATTGCGCCGCAGCTTGCATTTACACATTGTGGCCTTTTCAGCGACCCGCAGCTTGCGTACAAGATGAGCATGGAATATCTGGAGGAAAACGGAGGAAACAATGGAATTAACGATGGAGATGGTACGGACGATCAACGAAATCCTCAAGAACCGCAATCAAGCGGAGGTGAAAGTGGAGAACGGGAAGATCGTGGTGCTTGAAGTACGAAGAAAGAAGAAATACTGAGTGGGTCTTGCAAGGGCTTGACCGACAGCCGAGGGGCTATCCGAAAGGGTAGCCCCTTTATTTTTTCGATTTACCCGCCGCAAGGTGATAAATGGTCAGGGACGACCTAAAAACGCAAACGGGAGACAACCCGCAAAAACAGAGAATAGTGCTGAGTGAACAGCCTTGTTAAACGCAGGAGGTAATCAAAATGGCAAAAATCGACACCAGCAGAATCGCCGGTTATGCGGACATGTCTTTGGAGGACAAGCTGAAAGCGCTGGAAGCGTTTGAGTATAACGACAACGCATCCGAGCTTGAAAAGCAGAAAGCGGCAGTTTCCAAGGCAAATTCCGAGGCCGCAGAGTGGAAAAGGAAACACAATGCTCTGTTGAGCGAGGACGAGCAGAAGAAACAGCAGCAGGCGGAGGACATTGCCGCTATGCAGAAGGAGCTGAATGAGCTTCGCCGCGACAAGACTGTATCTCAGTACACGGCCAAGTTCATTGCACAGGGCTATGACGAAAAGCTTGCTGCCGATACCGCCAAGGCAATGGCTGACGGCAACACTGATAAGGTGTTTGCCAACCAGCAGGTTTTTTTGGAGACATACGCAAAGCAGGTGAAAGCCAGCGCAATGCAAGGCACACCCAAGCCCGCTTCCGGGTCCGGATCGAATGGTGCAGACTTTTCCAAAAAAGCTGCCGATGCGCAAAGCACCGGCAATTTTGCGGAGGCGGCGTACTATACCCGCCTAATGAATCAAGACAACAACACACAGTAAAGGAGAATGAATTAAAATGGCAGATACTTTTGCTACCAGCTTCGGAGTGCTGAATTACTCCGGTATGCTCTTCAACAAGGGCAACACCCGCACCCCTCTGTCTTCCATCATCGGAAGCCGGGCAAAAACCACCAACCATGTCGAGTTCGTCACAGGACAGGAATACAGCTCTGCCGGCGGCACCCAGCCCGCAATCAGCGAGACCGCGTCCCTGACTGCACCTGATGCAACCGTGGTGACCCGCACCCAGAAAACCAATGTCACGCAGATTTTCCAGGAGACCGTAGGTGTTTCCTACGCCAAGATGTCCAACATGGGCACTCTGTCCGGCGTGAATATCGAGAATCAGCAGGCGAACCCCATCAATGAACTGGATTTCCAGGTGGGCGCAAAGATTCAGAAGATTGCCCGGGATATGGAGTTCACCTTCATCCAGGGCGCATACAACAAGGCCGCGGACGATTCCAAGATCAACAAGACCCGTGGCCTGACCACCGCCATTACCACCAATGTTACCGCTATGGCAACCAAGCCCCTGGGCCTGTGGGATGTAGCCGACATGGTGAAGAAGATTTACGGAGCAAACGCCCCCACAAATGGCCTGGTGCTGTGGTGCGATGCCGTGACCATGTTCCAGATCAATGCGGATGCCGTGCAGAACGGTCTTACCGTGGTTCCCGCCGCCCGTGAGATTAACGGTATCGCGCTGTCCAGCGTAATCACTCCCCTTGGCGTGGTTTATCTGTACCTGGGCGAGTGCCTGCCCGCTGGCACCGCACTGCTGCTGAATCTGGATGTTATCTCCCCTGTGTACCAGCCTGTTCCCGGTAAGGGTAACTTCTTCCTGGAGCAGTTGTCCAAGACTGGTGCTGGTGAGAAGTATCAGCTGTTCGGTCAGGTAGGTCTTGACCACGGCCCCGAATGGTATCATGGCAAGTTCACCGGTATTTCCACCGATTTCACTGCGCCCACCTACAGCCGCAGCGTGTTCATCGCCAATGACGCAAGCAATCCTGTAAACACCAAAGCTGTGACCGGCTGATAAAGGAGGGCGGGAAGTATGACCGAAGCTGAAAAGACAGAGCTTTTAGCTACTATGACAGACCAGCAAGGAAGCGTGCTTTCCGCCTACCTTGCTATTGCTGGGGATAAAGTGCTGCGCAAACTATACCCGTTTGACGACACGATTAAAGAAGTCCCCGAACGGTATCACATGACCCAAGTGGAGATTGCTGCATATCTGCTGAACAAGCGCGGAGCAGAGGGCGAAACAGCGCACAGCGAGAATGGTATTTCCCGATCCTATGAGGACGGCGATGTGCCGTCCTCCCTTTTGCGTGACATTGTCCCTTATGCGGGGGTGGTGAAATGAGATGTATGGATCGGAACAAATCGGCATTTTGGTATCTTCTGTATGACGGGAAAACTATGAATATGTCCGATGACGGCTACGAAACCGGGCAAATGTCCGTGAAATACAAGGACGCAGTAAAAATGCTCGCGAATATCTCCCCTGCATCCGGGGCGGCGCAAGTGGAGCAATTCGGGCAATTTGTTTCCTATGACAAGGTCATCGTCACGGATGATATGGATTGCCCCATTGCAGAAGATACCGTTTTGTTTGTGGACAAAAATCCGGAATATAAGGATGGGAAACCGCTTTATGACTACATCGTAAAGCGCGTGGCCAAATCTCTGAATTCTATCTCTATTGCCATAAGCAAGGTGAATGTGTCGTGAAGCACAAGGTTGTTACCACCCTCTCTCCATCCGGCGTACAGCAGATGATCGATTCCGTTCGGGAGTACCGGGAATGGATAAAAAACGGCTGCGCAAGGCTTTTGGAGCGCCTTGCACAAGAGGGATACGAAGTGGCAAGCGCAGGCTTTGCGAGCGCCGAATATGACGGAACAAACGATGTAACCGTGTCTGTCGAAGATCGAGGAAAAATAAAGGCCGTTGTCGCCGTTGGCGGCACGGTCTTATTTATTGAATTTGGCACAGGCGTAACATACCCGGATAATCACCCGGAAGCAAGGGACTTGGGAATGGCGCGCGGAGAATATGGCCAAGGACGCGGGAAACAATCCACATGGGGTTATTACGGAGAACCCGGTACAAACGGAACCGTTGTAGGAGAAAGAGAAAAGGGGACGCTTGTTCTTACACATGGTAATCCGGCCAATATGCCCATGTATAACGCCGTAAAAGAATTGGAGTTGCGGCTTGGAGAAATCGTAAAGGAGGTGTTCGGATGATTGATGTGGAGCGGATGATTTTTACCCCGATTGCAGAAGGCTTGCGAAAGAAGTTCAAGGGGATAGATGTTTCCGGGGCGTATATAAAATCTCCCCCCAAGTTCCCCCACGCAAGCATTGTGGAACAGGACAATTACACGACCACATCTAATCAGGACAGTTCCGGCACAGAACGGTTTGCAACCGTCATGTATGAGGTCAATGTCTACTCCAACAAAGCCGGAGAAAGCAAAGCAGAATGCCGCAGCATCCTGTCAGAAATCGACAAAATGCTGTATGCAATGAATTTCACACGCATTTCCATGACCCCCGTCCCAAACATGGACAGTGCGTCAATCTATCGTTTAGTGGCACGATACCGTGCCGAAACGGACGGAACATCCATTTACCGAAGATAATGTGACAACGAAAAGAAAGGAATGATGACTTATCGCTATCTCTACCTATAAGATTTTTCTGATGGTAAAAGCCGCATCCGGCGGCACTTATACCAAACTGGTGGACATCAAGGAGTTCCCTGACCTTGGCGGTGATCCTGAAATGCTGGAAACCACCACCCTGTCTGACAAGATGCAGACCTACATCGCCGGTATTCAGTCTATGGACGGCCTGAGTTTCACGGCGAACTACACGCTGACCGATTACAAGGCGCTGAAAGCGAAAGAGGGCACAGAAGCGGATTATGCCGTCTGGTTTGGCGGCACGGAGACCGGCGGTTCTGTTACCCCCACCGGCTCTGACGGCAAGTTCTCCTTCAAGGGGCAGCTTTCCGTGTATCCCACCGGCGGCGGCGTAAACGAAGTAGTGGGCATGAATATCACCATCGCACCCACCTCTGTCATCACTTTGGATGACGGCGAGTAAGGAGGAATTATGGCAAAGAAAATGGACATCGAGCACAACGATGTGAAATATGTGCTGGAATACACCAGAAAATCTGTGGAGATGATGGAGCGGCAGGGCTTCGAGATCGAGGAATTGCAGCGCAAGCCCATGACCTATCTGCCCGCCCTGTTTGCTGGCGCTTTTTTGGCGCATCACCGCTATGTAAAGCGTGATGTTATCGACAAGATTTACGCCCAGCTGCCCAACAAGGGAGATATGCTGGGCAAGCTGGTGGAAATGTATAGCGAACCCATCGTAGCGCTCATGGATGATCCCGAAGCCGAGGGAAACGCCAGCTGGACGGTGGACTGGTAAGCGAACCGCCGCCCGATAAAGAGGGGGGCAATACCCCCCTCTACGCTTACACGGAAAAGTTCTATGAGGCTTTTCCTTATTACCTTGCAATAGGCATGACCTACGAGCAGTTCTGGGAAATGGATTGCGAGTTGGTCAAGTACTACCGCAAGGCAGCGAAAATCAAGCAGGCCTTGGATAACCAGCAAGCATGGTTACAGGGTGCGTATTTCTATGAAGCCTTGGCGGATGTTTCGCCTATTCTTCATGCGTTCGCAAAGAAGGGCGCAAAGCCCATTCCGTATCGAGATTCCCCCTATCCTGTTGGCGTGAATGACAAATCACCCGATAAAGCGGAGAAAGAGAAGAAAAACGATAACCGTGCAAAGGCAGTTATGGAAATGTTTATGATTGCCAACAATAAGAGGTTCGAGCCGGGAGGTGAAAAGCATGGACAATCTTGAAATCCAAGGGCTTGAGTTCCAAATCAAAGAGAACAGCGACAGTGCCGTTGCGTCTTTGGGACGGCTTGAAAAAGCGTTGTCCTCCCTAAAGACGGCTACTTCCGGCGGAGCGTCCGGCGTAAGAACTGCTGCAAATCAGATTGCTGCGCTCAATAAAGCGCTGTCTGGGTCCGGTGCAGTTGGGCAAAAACTTAAATCTATCGCTGCCGGACTAAAGGCCATATCCGATGTTGGAACCGTTAAGATTCCAAAATCGCTTGGGACTAATATGCAATCTCTCGGAACGGCACTATCCGGGATTTCCGATGGTGATATAGACAAACTCTACAATGTCGCAGATGCTTTGCGCCCGCTATCCGAACTGGAAGGTGCGCACATGCGTTCGTACATCAACCAGCTCAGCGCTTTTCCGGACATTGTGCGCGACCTCCGCGCCGCAGACATTGACGAGTTTTCAAACCAAATGACCCGGCTTGCAAATGCGCTGAGACCGTTTGCCACAGAAATGCAACATGTAGCCGATGGATTTAGTGCCATGCCGTCTCGAATTCAGCGGCTCATAACAACGACCGAGAAGTACAGCAACACGGTAAACAAAGGATCCGCCCAAACGAGCCGATTTGGGATTTCCCTCAAAAGCATAAAAACGGCAGGGGTTGTGGCCGGAATTCGTATGATACGCCAGGGAATCAGCAAGGCCATCACTGAATCAAATGCCTACCAAGAGGATTTGAACCTGTTTACCGTGGCTATGGGTCAATACGCAAAAGAAGCCAAAGAGTATGCGGAAAATGTTGGCGATATAATGGGCATTGACCCCGCAAAATGGATGCGGAATCAGGGCGTATTTAACACTTTGCTGTCCGGCTTCGGCTCTGTCGCAGACCGTTCTTACCTAATGAGTAAGAACCTTACACAGCTCGGCTATGACATTTCCTCGTTCTTCAACATTTCCGTTGAAGATGCTATGCAAAAGCTGCAATCCGGCGTTTCTGGCGAATTGGAACCGTTGCGTAGATTGGGCTATGACCTGTCGCAAGCCAAACTGGAACAAACCGCATTGACGCTGGGAATCGAAAAGTCTGTTTCCGCCATGACGCAGGCAGAAAAGGCGGAGCTGCGTTACTACGCCATTATGACACAGGTAACAACGGCGCAGGGCGACATGGCTCGAACCTTAGAAGCGCCAGCTAACCAGTTGCGCATTTTTAAGGCACAGATTGAGATGACAGCCAGGTCTATCGGTAATATCTTTATTCCTATCTTGATGAAGCTTTTGCCGATCGCCATTGCTATAGCTAAGGCAATTCGGAAACTTGCGGACGCTATCGCTAAATTGTTCGGATTTGAGTTGTCGGACATTGATACTTCCGGTGTAAAGAATCTTGCAAGCGGGGCAGAAGACACCGCAGCTGGCCTTGATGATGCCACCAGCGCGGCAAAAGAACTGAAAAAGTCCGTTATGGGCTTTGATGAGCTTAACATTCTGAACGGCAACACTGCGTCTGGGTCTGGTTCTGCAGGTGTGTCCGGAGGCAGCGGTTTTGACTTTGAATTGCCTGAGTATGATTTTATTGGCGATGCTGTAAGTAAGCAGATTGATGAAGTCACGCAGAAGCTCAAAAATGCGCTCCCGTGGATTCTTGCCATTGGCGCCGGATTAGCGGCGTGGAAACTTGGCCCAAAACTCGGCCTTAATTTGCAAAAAACCATTGGACTTGCTGTGGGCATTTATGGTGCGCTTACGCTTGTACAGAACATTTTAGATTCGATCGTAAACGGTGTAACGCAAGAAAACATGGCCGGGATGATTTTCGGCATGACGCTTGCCGTGACAGGACTGTATGTCGCTCTTGGGCCGGTGGCTGGAGGAATTACAGCCATTGTTTCCGGGCTTGCTGTTTTGGCCGTTGCGTTTACTGATGCGGAGAAAAATGGATGGAATTTCCAGAATCAAATGCTTGCTGTTGCTGGAATTCTCGCGGCTGGCGTAGGCATCGGCATTTTGACCGGTTCCTTTATCCCGCTTCTTATCGGAATGATTGCATCGCTGCTGCTTAGCGTTACTACGGCGACCGGGCACGGGCAGGAACTTATTGAAGGAGTCAAAGAAACGCTAAAGGGATTTATTGATTTCTTTGCGGGAATTTTTACTGGAGATATAGAAAGAGCTACGAATGGAATCGCTGGAATCTTTAACGGTCTTGGGAAAGCGATTGGTGCTGTAATTGACGGTATAAGAGATTGGTTTAACGGATTGTTGGATTGGATTGACCAGAAAACAAACGGAAAGTTGAAGCCGCTTATTACCGGAATCAAAGCTATTGTAACCTCCGTTTTTGGCAACATCAAGCAAACCGTCGGGAATGTAATCAACGAAATTAAGACGATTTTTTCCGGGCTAATCAAGTTTATCTCCGGCGTTTTCTCTATGGATTTTGACAAGGCGTGGGAAGGAATTAAGGACATTTTCAAGGGTGTATGGAACACCATAATCGATCTGCTTAACGGCGCAATCAATATCATCATCAGAGGGCTGAACTGGCTCATTAAGCAGATGAATAAAATCAGTTTTGATGTTCCTTCGTGGGTGCCGGCCATTGGCGGGAAGTCTATCGGTGTGAACATTTCCTATATCAGTGAGAATGTGCTTCCGCATCTTGCAAAAGGTGCAGTTATCCCGGCAAATGATGAATTCCTTGCTGTGCTTGGCGATCAGCCCCACGGGAACAACATCGAAGCGCCGGAAGGCCTTATTCGTAAAATTGTCCGGGAGGAATCCGGCGGTTCCAGCGAAATTCACGTCACTATCGTTCTCGATAGTGTAACTGGGAAGAAATTGTTTGATACGGTGGTCAGAGAAAACAACGCCGTTGTCCGGGCGACTGGGGCAAGTCCTCTTGTCACATAAGGAGGTCAAATGGCAATTTTAACCATTACAAAGGCAGACGGGACGATTGTCCCGCTGCCTGACCCCAGCGAATATTCGTGGGGTCTACAAGATGTTGATGCAGACGGAACGGGGCGAAACCAAAGCGGAGATTTGTTCCGTGACCGTGTGGCAAGCAAGCGAAAGCTAACTCTATCGTGGCCACCCATGAAAGCCGCTCCTATGTCTACGCTGCTACAAGCGGTTGATGATGTGTTTTTCGATGTAAGTTATCCAGATGCAATGACCGGAACCACAAGGAAAATGACCGCATATGTTGGCGACAGAACGGCTCCAATGTATAGCCTTATTGATGGTGCATATCAATGGAATGGGCTATCTATGAACTTCATCGAGAGGTGAGCCATGCACACTGTAACAGACGCATTTCATGCTGCGTGTTCGGCACCGGGGCGTGAAATTACCAGCAAAATCAATTTCAATGGAACAACAGACCTCCCCGCATCGGAGGTACAGGAGATTGTTGTAACAGAGCAGTTTGGCTCGTCGGACGGCGTGACCATCGGTGCGGCGTTTTCGTCCAGTTGCAAGGTGACGATGTACAAGCAGGACAATCTCCCGCTGAACGGTGCATTTTTTATTCCATCTGTTGGAATCATGGTGGGCGGCGAAGCCCAGTATGTCCAAAAGGGCAAATATTACATCCCCACGGACGGCGTAGAAGAAAGCGGGAAGTTGTGGGTAACTATCACAGGATATGACCGCATGGCCAGTCTGACGGATGATTATGTGCCTACCATTGATTTCCCCGCCACTCCTGTGCAGATTCTCACAGATGTGTGTACGCAAGGAAATGTCACTGCTCCCTCTGTAGCTTTGCCGGATATTCAAATTGCTGCCCCCTACACAGGGTCACTGCGCCAGCAACTCGGATGGCTGGCGGGGCTGATCGGATGCAATGCAAAATTTGGTTCCGACGGCGAACTAAAATTCTGCTGGTACTCTGATAGTATTTCTGTTGGACCGGAGGTGCAGTATCAGGGAGGACTTAGCAAATCCGCAGATTCCCCGTTTACCATACAAAGCCTTGTCACGGGAACGGAAGAAAACCCCATCACGGTCGGGACGGGTGTTGGAATTTCGGCTACAAACCCGTATATTACCGAAGCTGTGGCGGCTACTGTTTTTGAGAAAATTGGAAACAAGGCAATGATGCCGTGTAAGGTGCAATGGCGGGGAGACCCCTCTACGGAAGCAGGTGACATATTGCACGTTACAGATGTGACCGGCCCAGCCAGCACATTCCCCGTGTACATTATGGAACAGGAGCTGCGCATAAAGGGCGGAATGGTGGCGAATACGACCTGCTATGCGCCGCAGGACAAGCAGTATGTCGTGGAAAGCCCTATTATGCAGCAAGTAAAACGGGAATATTCCGGCCTTGCCAAAGCCATGCAGGATGCCACCGAAAGAATCATAGGCGCAAAAGGCGGATACTGGGAAGTCACGCTGGATGATGACGGTTTCCCAACTGGGTGGATGGTTCGAGACACGCCCACTATGGAAGATAATACAAGGCTGTGGATTATGAACATCAACGGTCTTGGATATTCCAAAGACGGCGGGAAAACCATTTCTGGCGTTGCGCTTACGATGGACGGCGCAGTAAACGCAGACACAATAACGGCTGGGCAGATGTCCGCAGAGCGTGTGACGATCAATGGACAAACTCTTTCTGATTTCATTGATGCAAGCATTGATGAAAATGGACACCCTGTGCTTCGCATTGGATCCTCTGCATCGGAGATTGTTTTGAAGGAGTACAACGACAAGATTGGGTTTTATGACGCAAGCGGCACATTGTTAGCGTACTGGAATAACAACAGCTTTGAACTGGTAGAGCTATCGAAGTTCCGCCTCGGCCCGATGTCTATCGTTGTGCAGCCGAATCAATCCATAAGTTTCGTGGGGGTGACGTGATGCCGAGCATCTACGGAAGCAAATCTAAGGGATGGCAGCTACGCCTTGACTATACGGTCAAGAGCCAGAGCATCGAGAATAACACCAGCGCGCTTGATTTAACCTTGTATGTGTACGACGGTACCGGGTACTCACAAAATGAGTCTGCGAACGAAGCGTATTACATTCTGCAAGGTACAAAAACGTGGAATCCGTACAATTACCCATCTACCGTTTGGTACAAGCTTGGCGTAAAGTCTATCACTGTTACACATAGTGGTGACGGAACCGGGAAAGTCACGCTTTCCGGCGAATGGGACTGCGGCTTTGATTCGTCCTACACACCAAGGCATTTGACCGTCTCCGGTAGCGTTACACTACCAACAATTCCAAGAGCATCTTCCGTGTCTGCCGCAAATGGCACAATGGGCGGTAATGTAGCAATTACAATCACACGGAAAAATTCCTCCTTTACACATAAGTTGTCCTATAACGCCGGAAGCGGGTATGTCTCTATTGCAACTGGTGTAGCCACATCTTACACGTGGGCAAGCCCTGACAGCATGATAGATGCTACCACAAATGCTTCATCCCGCACGGTGACGATAAAATGCGAGACCTACAACGGAAGCAGCAAGATAGGTGAAAGCACGACAACCTGTGTCCTCACTGTGCCGGAATCCCTCGTTCCATCTTTAAGCGTGGTGCTTTCCGATGCCGCTGGGTATCAGCCGACATATGGATGGGTACAAAACAAGAGCCAGCTAAAAGCCGTTGCCACAAGTGGCGGAGTAAGGGGAAGTACCATCGTAGGTACTGTCATGAAAATTGGTAATGAAAATGCCAATTTGAATACAGGGAATCTGCTTACAAAAAGCGGCTCTGTTGTGGTGACGGTAACTACGACAGATTCTCGTGGCAGAAGCAAGACGGTTACAAACACTATTACTGTACAGCAGTATGCTGGACCGACTATTGCAAATCTCACATACGCAAGAGGCTCCTACACAAGTGGCGTGTGGACAGAAAACAATACAGGCGCAGACATTAAGGTGATGTTCGACCTCACCATTTCTTTGAGTAATAACACCGCCAGCATCTCTTTGAAGATCGATGACGAGAATAGGCAAACCCTTTCTGCGCAAAGCTCCGGCTCAAAGGTTGTTTACATCGCCGGTGTCGGAACAGATACGACCAGAAAACTGACGGTAGTCGCCACGGACGCTTTTTCAAGCAGTTTTACCAAAGAAATGGATGTGGCAACAGTTGAAGTTCCGTTAAATATCAACTTCAACTTGCCGGGAGTGTGTTATGGCGGGGTATCCGAAAAAGAGAAAACGGTGCAATTCAAGTGGCCTATCTTCGCCGAAAAGGACATGGAGCTGAACGGGGAATTGATTTTATCTGATTCCGCAGCGGGAAAACTTCGGCAATTGATGGGCATCAAAGACTACATCATTGAGCAAGGCGTAAGCGGCAACTGGACGTACTACAAGTACGCCTCCGGTTATGCAGACTTGTGGTGGCGTGGGACAGTGACACCTACCAGCTATACTGCTGTGGGCAGCATGGTCTACACCAACATTATCCGCCTATCTATGCCCTTCGGCGTGACCGGCAATGTGGTTGTAACCGGCACAGGGGACAATCTGCATATCCTCACCAACGTGGATTGGAGTTATGCCAATAAGACGGTATCCTTCCGCCTGCTCCGGGCAGCGTCCATGGCGTTGGGGGAGCAGGTCGTCGCCTTGCGGGTGATGGGCAAGTGGAAAGCATAAAACATATAAGGAGATACCGCATGACAGAAACTATCATTGTTGCACTTATCACCGGCGGCCTGTCGCTGCTGGGGGTAATCATCACCAGCAACAAGACCACCCGTGATGTGCAGGCCA